CAATGGGTACATCTGCGGGTCTTGGAACAACTGCATTCTCCGTCAACAATGGAAACACTGATGACGAAAGAGCAGGTATTTCCACCCTTGAAAATAACCCACGCGCACTGGCATTTAGTTATGATGGTTCTAAGATGTACATTGCTGGTACACAGCAAGATACAATCTATCAGTACACTCTGACAACTCCTTGGGATGTTACAACTGCGGGTGTCGGAACAGGTGTATTAGGATTCACAACTTCGACTTATATTGGATACTGGGCGAACTCGCCTTCATTCATCGGACTCAGTTCGGATGGAACCAAGTTGTTTACATCTTGCGATTCACGTCGAAGAGTCTTCATGCAGACACTTTCCACTCCTTACGATGTTGGAACAGCGTCCACAGTGGTCGGTTTCACCACCAACTATCGCGAATTTGACTCCTCTTATCGTGGTTGTGCTTTCGATGAACTTGGTGAGAGAATGTACATCTACGGCAACAACAATGATATGATTCATGAGTTTGACCTGCCTAACCCATGGGAAGTCAAGACTGCATTTGAATCTGTCAAGTGTCTTGGAATTAGCACCCACGGTGATAAGTTATACCTCTCTGGTATTACAACCGCAGGTAACGTTGGATCTGGTCTTCGTGTTGCTGCTGGTGTTGGAACATTCAACAAAGAAGTCTGGTCTGGAATCAATACCTTGGGTATTCTTTCCACAGGTATTCTTGAGTACAACATGACTACACCTTGGGATTCCAGTTCTATCTCTGGATACCATGAGAACTACAACGCTCATATCTTCTCCGACGCAACTGGCGGTACTGGACATAAGTTCGCCTTCAGTGGAGATGGCAAGAACATCATGGTTCTGAACTGGCGTTATGGTTGGTTGAGCAAACTTGGTCTGACAACAGCATGGAACGTTAGTGAACTGATTCCTAGAATCGATCCTGTTGAAAGTGATAGCAGTGAAGATATTCACCTCAGTGGCAGTACACAAAATGCAATCGCATTCACCAAGGATGGAAGAGTCCTGAGTAACTGGCGTGGTGATCGTTATACATTCCACCGTGATCTCTCTGGTCCATATATCTTAGAGAACACTGGTGATAACCATGAAGGTCTCTACTTCAAGGAAGATGGTTTAACCTGCTGGATCAATGATTCTACCTTCTATAAGATCCGTAAATATGATCTTTCTGAGGCATATAACCTGAGAACTGGTATCTATACAGGTCACTATTGGTATTATGGTGCTTGGGGTAGTGGAAGAAGATCTCTCCACTTCAAACCAGATGGAACTAAGTTCTACCTTGCTTATGAGAGCGGATACCTCCAGGAACATAAGATGACAACTCCTTGGGATGTCAGAACTGCACATGCAAACTATCAAGAGTATAGTCGCGCTGAACTTTACTACAGTCAAGGTGGAAATAATGTCAGAGATATTATTTGGAGACCTGATGGTAGTGAGTTCTACTCACTCGGAGTCAACTCTGTCAGAACCTTCAAGGTTCCTGATCCATGGAACATCTCTGGACCTAAGGACTTTGTTGATCAATATGTTCAGTGGAATAGTCAAATTCCTAACCAACAGGCAAGAGGACTTCATGTTGGTGCTGGCGGAAGTATGTTCTACATTGTTGGATGGTCTTCTGCGATCCAGTATAAGGTCAACCACAACTCTGATGGCAGATCGTTCAACCCAGATAGAATCACGAGAATTGATAACTCTCCTCAGGGATGTTACATCAGCACCGAAGGAAACTACATGTATGTCGTCGGTACTGAGAGAGACTGGGTACACCAGATGGAACTCAAGACTAACTTCGACGTTGGTACTGCTGAATACATGAAGAAGTCCTTCTATGTTGGACATATGGGTGGATCTCCAACCGATCTTGAGTTAAGTGCGGATGGTAAGTATCTGTACTGGATTGAAGATAGCAACAATAGAATCTGTCAAGTTCCTCTGAGAACTCCATTCATGATCGATACTGCTAATGCAGAGAGATCAAGATATCTCAGAATACCACCGAACCGTGAAGATTCTCCGACAGGTCTCACTTTCACACCAGACGGTAAGAAACTGTACTTTGTTGGATCTAACCGTGATTCTATCTTTGAATATGATTTAGATGTTGCATGGGAAATCACTACCGCTGGTATTGATACCTCCTCTAGATTTGCTAACGATGGAAACGTCGGTCAAGGTAAGTCCTTCAGTTTCAGAACACAAGAAAGTAGCCCAACTGCGGTTGCGATTGGATCGACTGGAACATACATCTACGTCACTGGAACTTCTAACGACTTCGTAAGAGGTTATCACCTCCCAACTCCATTCGATATTAGCAGTGCTTCTATTGGTTCTACACTGAATACAAGAAAGTATATTGGTGAACTCGAAACAAGTCCATCTGGTATCGCCTTCGGTATCGGTGGAACTACGATGTACATCGTCGGAACAAGTTCCGATAGAATCCATCAATATGATATGAGCGAACCTTGGAACATTGGAGTTGCGACTAACAATCATAAGTACACTGGTAGATTCGATCAACAGTTATTCTATGATGGTGGTCTCCGCGTTGGTCAGCAAGAAGGAACCAATCCAAGTGCGATTGGATTCAACACCGATGGTACTAGATTCTTCTTCATGGGTTATGAAAACGATAGAATCTATCAGTACACCATCAACAAACCATATGATCTCAATTCTACTGCGGGTATTGGTTCTACCGCTCTGCTTGCTGGTGTTGAGCAAGACACTCAACTCATCAACAACGATAGTTACTATATCCCTGGTGTTAGAGACGTTGGTTTCTTCGATAATGCTGGACAACAGTATGGTGTCGGATTCAAGACTGATGGTTCTAGAATGTTCACATTGGGTATTTCCTCCATCTCACAATATAATCTTTACGCGAACTGGAGAATTACAAACATCGGTGAAATCAGTGTAACTGGTATGCAGTTCAAACCTGATGGTAATAACATCTTCGTCCTGGGTACAAATGAGAGAAGAATTTACAAGTTCAACCTCTCTACTCCGTTCGATCTGACAACTGCATCCATCGCGAACACTGCGACTAACTCCTTCTACATTGGAACATTCTTCAGTGAGAGTAGCCCAAGAGACCTTAGATTCACTAATGATGGAACTGAGTTCTTCTTAACTGGTGACGATAAGAATCTGATCTACAAGTACGAAATGACAACTGCGTGGGATGTATCTACCGCTGGTATTGCTGCTACACTTGGCACAAGAACCAAGAGATACAATAAGGGAGCACCATACGGACTCGGAATCTCTTCTGAGAAGAATAGACTGTTCCTCGCGCAAAATGATGATGACACCATCAACGAAATCAGACTCCATAGAGGAAATAATGATCTCTATCAACCAAATGAGACTAGACCTACAGCGTCCTATGTCAGCATTGACGGAACAAAACTGTTCTGGGTTGGTGAAAGAACTGGAAGCGTCTTCTCTATTGACCTCTCCATTCCGTTCGATCTAACTTCTGCTAATGGTGGTGGTAAGACCTTCTATGTTGGCGGTCAAGACACACTCCCATCTGGAATGGACTTCTCTGATGACGGTACTAAGATGTACATCTCGGGTATGCGTTCAGGTAAGGTCTACGTTTACGAATTGAGCAGAGGATTCGATCTCGACACTGCTAGATTCACAGGCGAAACCCTTGATCTTAACAAGTACGACGCGATCATCAGCAGCGTACACGTTTCTACAGATGGTAAGCGTCTGTTCGCAATGGGTACGAACAAGGGTCGCGTGATTCCATTCGATTTAACAGACGGTCTCTGATAAGTCAAATATAAACTAACAACTTTCCCCATCAGATTCGTCTGGTGGGGATTTTTTTGTCAAGGGGGGTCGTCTAAAGCGTCCCTTTAGTATGAATACCACAGAAAAACTGGTCTTCGTTGCATCATTCGTCTGGATGTTACAGTGGGGAACCCGAGTCACTACCGTTGCGATCAATGCTTTATCTTGATACCACTGGTTACAACTATTCTAAGAAAAGATGCACCGAAATCGTAGAATGGTTTGTTGAAACCTATCTCCCTCGATATAAGTTGGACATTACCGTGAATCATCGCGGTTTAGTCAAAGAGGGTGTATATGGATGGTGTACTGTTATGGGTTCAAACTATCGTCCCCGTGAGTTTGAGATTGAAGTCCATAACAAATTGAGTGAGAAACATTACACTAAAACTCTCCTACATGAACTCTGGCATGTATATCAACACGTCAAGGGTGATCTTAAGGATAAGCGTAACAAACGCCTTTGGAAGGGCATAGATCACTCTCTCACGGACTATTCTGAACAACCATGGGAACATGAAGCAAGAACAATGGAACTCCGTCTTTACCGAAAGTATCAGTGGAGAAATGGTTATCCTGATAATGTTATCATATTCAACAATCGCTTGACAACCCTCTAAAAACCCTGTACAATTACCTTTGTGAGGTTCAAAAAACCATAGCTATGATTATTAAAGCTCCTAAGACTGAATTCATTTGTGTAACTCCCAAGAGTTCCAAAGCAAAGAATCGTTTTGCTAACCAGATGGATAGATTGCACTCTTGCCGTGTAGAAAAACGTAAAGATGGAAAGATGTTCCTTGCATCTATTTCAGGAAAATACTTCTTTTGGATGAACGAATCCTGTGATGACCATTGGGAAGTGATTAAATAAGTTAGGAATGTATATCAATATGCCTATTTCTTCAGGTTGTTCAATCTTAGTATTGAATTCCAGTTATGAACCTATTAACATTACCAGTTGGAAGAGGGCGATTGTTTTATTGCTTAAGCAGAAGGCACAGGTAATTTCTGATACAGTAATCAGACTGGTTACATACATCAAAATACCTTTGTCTAAAATAAGTAGAGACAGACCATCAAAGAGTCTGATCTATAAACGTGACAATAATAAATGTCAATATTGCGGGTCAACAAGAGATTTGACCATAGATCATGTTCATCCCAAAAGTCTTGGTGGAGAAGATACTTGGGAGAATATGGTTGTTGCATGTTCTTCGTGCAACGTAAGAAAAGGAAATAAGTTGCTTGAACATACAGATATGAAATTGGAGAAGAAACCAAGACCTCCATACAATAGAGTTCAGTTTGTATTAAATACTCATACAAATTCCGAATGGAAGACCTATTGTTACGGATAATCTATGTCTTTTTTAGTACACAATTTACCACCTGTTCATGTCTATGTGAAGAAAGAATATCTCTATGATCTAGATAAGGGTCATGGAGATTTAACTGAAGGGATATGGATTTCCGTGAAAAGTGTTCAAGGCAAAGCATTGTACTTTGAAACACTTCTGCCTGAATATGGTGCATTGTTCGATAAGTTACCTATCAGTGCATTTGTATGGAAGAAAGATTTCAATAAAAATGAACAACTGTCATTAGATACACTACAACTGTGGGATTGTTTTGATTACAATCTAACTGTCATTGAAAAACCAATACTCTGTAGATGTGAGTTCTTTGGCAAAGATAAGAAGATGCACCCTGGTGAATATATGTTCACTATCGATACATGTCACAGTGAAAGTTCTACGTTAGATACAAACTTCAGTGAATATGATCCAGAGCACAAGTCTTTTAATGTAATTAAGTTGGATAATGGTCAGTTTGCCGCACAACCAAATAATAGAGTTGTATGGAAAGATCAGAGTTTAATTCCAGAAAATACAAAAATGCCTGACTTTAAGGTATGCTCTCAGAATTATATGGTTGAGAATACACCTAAGTGGACTGTAGGACATACTGATGAATGGAGTTATCGTTCTAAAGATGAGTTGACAAATGAAGATGACTCATCTAAAATTAAATCAGAAAATACTTGAAACCAATGAAACCCCCAAAAGTTCTCTCTGTAGAAGAAATTACAAAAGCATCTGATATTTTCTTTCCTCTTTTCAATACTGTAAGAGAAAAGATGCCTGATGGTTCGAGTGTTGAAGATACACTGAAAGTCATGGAAAATGTCTGTCAGGTTGCAATTAAACTTCGCACAGAAGCAGAGAATCCAGCAGGATTCAACAAGATTAGTTTTGATCAGAGCCCTGAGTCTGAATCTGAAGAGTAAATAGGGGGGACGCCGAAAGCGTTCTTAACTTATAGTAGGTTTAATCCATGAAACTTGCATTAGCATCGATTCTATTATTCTCTGCCCTTCCTGCTCAAGCAGGTGGACCTACCTATCATCGAAATGGATATGTAGATCGCACTTGTTATGAAACAAGAAGTTATGAGCAATATATTCCAGGAGATAGAACTACTCGCGGATATATTCACTATGGAACAGAAAGAGTAGAAGTTCCCTGTCGTTGGCGTTACAGACATAGAAGACCACACCATCATCACGATTATCATCATCCCGATATTGGTAACGATGTAGATGATAATTCATGTATCGAAGGTGCTGTTCTTGGTGGTATTGCTGGCGGCGGTGCTGGTGCTGTGCTTTCTCGTGGTGATGGACGCTGGTGGGCAATTCCTCTGGGTATTGTGAGCGGGAGCATGGTTGGATGTCAGGTTGATGGGGGTTGAGAAGGGGGGTCGTTGAAAGCGTCTCTGTAGTGTAAGCACCACTCAATCACATGGCAACCCGCTCACGCATCGGTATTGAACTCAAAGATGGTTCTATTCTGTCTGCTTATCATCATTGGGATGGTTATCCTTCCTGGTTGGGTCGCATCCTCACCACACATTACAACTCTCGCGAACTTGCTTCTGAGTTGATTGACGGTGGTGATATGTCATGTGCATGGACTAATGAGCGTTGGAATAAAGATCTCAATGAATTTGGTGGCGCTACATCTAAAGAAACCACTGAGTACGGTCCCCAACACTATTCTCAACGTGGTGAAGATTGCCCTCCTCGCCTAGATAAGGACATGGATGAATTCTTTTCCGATGGTGAAGAATACTCATACATTTTCCGTAATGGTAACTGGTTCGCCTATGATATGCACCAGTTTGAAGATCAGGTAGCACCTGAACCTGTAGAAATTCCCTCTGGAGCATTGATGGCATGATCAATTTAGACCACTTATCACACGAAGAAAAAGAGTCTTTGGCGGAAGATTGTGAAGACTATCTTCTGCATCGTAATATCCCATTGCGATCTCATTCGTATGATAACATTATCCTTCATGCACTAAGAGAAGGATACCAAATGCAAAAGTTTGATCGTTCCATTAAAAAACCATGACTACTGAACAAGAAGTTGCCCAAAAGTTTTGGGAAGAAGTTGAACGTGAGGCAGCGGAACTTGAAGTTACGGTAGATTACTACCTTGCAGAGTTCTTCTGTTCATGATGGATGAGCAAACAAAATTGATACTTGCTTTGTATCAAGTAGACAACCTCACACAACTCACTAAGGATAATGAGTACAAACATTATCTTTATTGTAAACTGTCATCAATCAAATGTGAATTGGAGAGACAGTTGACTAATCTCACAAATCAATCTAAAATTAAGGAGCAAACTGACGGAGACAATGACTAAGTTTTTCTATCTTGTAGAACATTTTATTCCTTTTCCTCAATCTGAATATGGTGGAATTTGGAATGTAATTGCAGAAAACGATGATGAATGTTTTGATTTGATTGTCCAGCAAGATGAAGAGTATAATGTTCAACATTATCCTCAACTGCGGAACAATATTCAAAATGCCCGTACTTATGCATTGGCAGAAGATCTTGAGTCTTCTATTGTTGAGGAGTTTACAACATGAGTGAAGAATCTGTGATGTATCCTGGCAACATGCTAGGACAACTTGCCATTGCACTTGAGAAAATGGGATGGGAAGGTGGTGACAATGTAGCAGTGGAGATTGCAGGCACTTCAGTGTACGAAATTGATGGTGCTGGTACTAAGTGGGCACCAGTAAAAGGCACCCGTAAATATAATAAAGATGCGTTCATTGTTATCAAGAACCTTGATCGTAATCCTACTGTACCTTCACAACCAAACCCAGATTTGAAGCAGCATCATGAAACCTGACATGACAATCTCTTGGGACGAACATCTCAAGAATGGAAATGTATGGCAAGTTGAAGTAGAACTTGCTATGCAAGGTGGCGAGTCTGATGAACAACTTTACTACACTGTTACTGTTGATGTAGTTTCTCCTACACAAGCACTCGCTCAATATATTGTTGCTACAATGTACCCAGAACACGCTGCCATTTTTGTTTCTGATGAACCTAGAACTTCCGCCTGATTTTATTCATGAACCACCAAAAGGATACCACTACGAAGTTGAGTCGTTTCGACGTAATGTTTATCGGATTTGCATTGTCAATGATGGTAGTTTCTCCTATACTAATGATGCACCAAGATGCGTCTGGGGGTTCTATGATGTTAAAAAGGGAAGGTATTCAGCGCCTATTAACTACTCCAAGCAAGGAAATCCAGTAGATATTGAGGACACACGTCCTTACACTGCAATGCAGTTGAATCTCAATCCTTTGATGGCAGCGTTCTCATGAAATATATTCCCAAACTGAATGATTATGTCTCTTGGCGTAATGTTGAGGGATGGGTGTATTTTGTTACTGATGAATATCTCACGATTGAGATAGCAGTTAAACCAAAGGCAGATGATTTGGTTCCTCTTCACAAGAATCATCACTGCCTAATTGTTTGTTATACTCAATTCTGGGATGAGTTAGTATATGTTCACAGCAGGAGATTTGCTAATGCGTCAGATCTGGACGACATGGAAGTATACGTTAGGGAGTTTCAGTGACACAAGAACAAAGAATTATGATGATTGGGTTGCTCTCATTCGCACCTGTATATTTGTTAGTTACATGGTCACTAACTTTTTTATTGTATCTGGAGTGATTAGGCACTGGAATAATGTACCAAGTAAATTATATGAAACCCAAGAAAAAGGGTTATGCAAAGCAAACAGCAACATTTATCAAGATTGATGATGCTGTATTCTGGGAAAAAGTCATGACAGAAAAAGGATGCAAAGACTTCCAAATCCTAGTTAAATGAAAGGGGGGTCGCCCAAAATGTCTGAGTATTGTAATCACGAACCTATGGATCCTTTCCTCACTGAACAACAAGTTGAAGAACTTGTAAACTTTGATTCTGTTGAACAAGATCTTGCTGACCTTATTGAGTCAGAAGATAACTTCAACATCAACGAATACCTCAACTCTAACATCGACTACTGATAAAATGACTGATACTGTCAACGTCCTGCCTCATCTGAAAGAATTGCGAGAAACTTGGAAAAACCAAGATTTTCGATATACTAAAGACCAGCAACAACAATATGATATGTTGATTGCTGCTCGACGAGAAAGGGTGAGGTATTTTGAAGAAAATGATATGGTACAAAAGGGACCGAAAGTAGTTGTTAAGAAAGAAGTTCCCGAAGAAGAAGAGTCCTGATTGTTGTTTATCTCCTACTATTCTAAATAGTAGGAGATTTTTTCTTATTCAAATGAAAACCTTCGCTGAATTTATCACTGAAGTCTATGACAAGGATGTCATGGATCGTTCACAGATTCGTAAGTCTGGTGAAGGTGGAAGAATTGGAGCAAATAGAAAGAAATCCACACCAGAACGCCGCAGAATGAAAGCAGTTGGCGGTGGTAAAATGGAACCCGTGCAATATAAAGATCGTAAAGATATTGGTTCACAAAAACAACGTTCTACAAGAGAACAACAACCAACACAAGAGAGAGGATCTGCTGCTGATGCACAGAAAGCAGCAGCAAGAGCAGAGAGAAAAAGAGCAGCACAAGCAAGAATCGCTGCTAGAAAGAGTGGTGGAGAAGTAAAGAAAACTGCAACAACTAATAAGAGTGCTGAAAAGAAAGCAACTGAACTTTTGAAGAAGAAAACAACAAAAGTAAGCAATCCTAATTACAAACCACAAAAAGCATCTGGATTGTCAGCAGCAGAGAGAAAAGCAGTAACGAAGAAAGGTGAAAGAACTCTCCGTGATCTTAGACTCAAGAACCTGGGCAAAAAGTCTGAAAAAGACTTAAAGCACCCTATTACACAGAAAGAAATCACCCGCAGAAATAAAGCAAAGTAAGGGGGGTCGTCGAAAGCGTACCTATAGTGTACCAAGCGAAACCCGCATGAACGAGCGTCCTGAAGTTCTCCTGTCTGCTTCTGACTATATGGAGGACATCAAGATTCGTTGCCAGATTCATCAATTTGAAGTTAAAAAACTTCAGGAAGATCTGTCTCTTTTGTTAAATGCCATCACCGATCGGGCATTTTATATTGCAACTGATCGGTGATATTTGAGGGGATTTTTCCCCTCTTTTTTTGTATAAACTGAAGGGGGGTCGCCTAAACCGTCCTATCAATGAGTCCATGAGCGCCCTTTACAATCGTCTGTAAGGGTGTTATTATTATCTTTTGGTACCAGACCACCCAAACGTGACTATTACTCTCCGTCCACATCAGGAACGCATCATTAAGCGCCTTAGTTTCTATAACAAAGGTCAAGTGATTGTCCCCACTGGGGGTGGTAAAACTCTGACCATGATCATGGATGCTAAATCTTCCATGGAGCGTTGTAATACTGGTGTGACGACTGTTGTTGTTGCTCCTCGTATTTTGCTGGCAGAACAACTGTGCAGCGAATTTATGGAGGTCATTGATCCTACCAACAGTGACCCATATCTGCATGTGATTCATGTTCACAGTGGTGAAACTCACTACACTAGCACTACCAAAGCAGACAAAATTCATTTGTATGCTAATTGTGCTCGCACTATGGGCGAGAACTGCATCATCTTTACCACCTACAATTCCCTGCATCGTATCATGGAGGCGGATATTGAGGTCAACAACATCTATTTTGATGAGGCACATAACAGCGTAAAGAAGAACTTCTTTCCTGCTACTGAGTTCTTTCTAGAGAACGCAGATCGCGCATATTCTTATACTGCCACGCCAAAACATTCCCTTACACCTAAGAAACCAGGGATGAATTGGTCTGTTTATGGTCAAGTTCTCGCCAACATTCCTGCACCTGAGTTGGTTGAAGGTGGTTACATTCTTCCTCCCAAAGTTGTAGTCAAGCAACTGCCCTTGATCAAAGGTCGCAAGGTGATGTATGCTGATGATTGTGATAATCTGATTGAAACTATTGATGACAACAACATCAACAAGACTCTTATTTGTGCTCGCACCACAAAGCAGATTATCAATCTTCTGACTCATTCTGACTTCTGCTCTGAGTTGTATAAGCGCGGATATAGTTGGATGACTATCACCAGCAAGACTGGCGCAATTATCGACGGCAAGAAAGTTGATCGAGAGAAGTTCTTTGAGACTCTGAACACTTGGGGCAAAGATCCTGAGAAAAAGTTTGTTGTTATCCATCACAGTATTTTGTCTGAAGGTATCAACGTCTCTGGTCTTGAATCTGTTATTTTCATGAGGAACATGGACTATATCTCAATCAGTCAATCTATCGGTCGTGTGATTCGTTTGGGTGGAAGTGAGAAGAAGTTTGGATTAGTTTGCATCCCCACTTATGATACTGTAGGTATCAGCACTGCTAAAAAAGTTCAAGCGGTTGTGGATGTAGTGTTCAATCAAGGTCAACCCGCTATCAGTGAGATTCGTCGATGAACTACACTAAAGCACAACTTATTGACGCTCTTCAGAGAGAATATGAGTATCTGACTCATGATGACTTCAATCCATTTGAAGATATGACAGCAGAACAACACTTAGAGTGGTT